ACCGTAACGTCCCCACAGATCTCTAAATATCCTATCAACCTTTATACTTTCATAGTATGCTATAAGCATATTATGAGATGAATAACGATGGAATCGTTTGTAATTTATATTCCCTTACCGCTGAACGCAGCGTCAAGCGATGCGCCGACAAGTGGGCTTTCTATTGCTGTAAATGCGTTATCAATGGGTGTACCAGCCATTAACATACCCTCGTCAGGCGCACCGCCCTGGGGCATTAGAGAGCGGCTGAGTGTCTGAAGTGTTACCTGCTTTGTTTCCGCAAGTGCCTGAGCGGGCTTTACGTAGTTAAACGCCGACTTCTCAGTGACGGGCTCATTTGTCTCCTGCATATCTACGTAGTTCTCAAAGAACTCCTTGGAGTCTAATTCTACTGTATAGACACGTCCAATTAAGCCCTCGCCCATACACTTGCGGTAGTGAATGTGGGGAGAGAGGGCACCTTTAATTGGTACGCTGTATGGCTGTGGCTTACGGACCTTGAGTTTCGCAATACCTGAGGCGTCGCCGATCGCTACACCGGCATTACGGTAGCCAAGGTAGGCTTGCTGCCAGTCGTTCAAATCATGTAGGTCCTTGTTTTTGGGCTCCGCCGCCCAATAGAGCACTTTCGTACCGGGACCTACTAGAACTTCTTTCGTAATATCGGCATTCTCGGGGGTCTGAACCTTTAAGACTTCGCAGGGAATCACTGACTTGCCGAGGAAGGGTAGATAGCTATCACGGTTAAATCCGATGAAGAGGGCGGCAATACCAACGGCGGCGAAGATAGCATTGGCGAGGATTACGTTGCGACCGGTTACGTAGGTTACAAAGTCCTTACCCGAAAAGCTCTTGATACCCCAATTGAGTCCACCAACGACAAGGAGAACCATAGCAATTGCGTATAGTTTCGCCTTCCAATATTGGTTCATTCTCTGTTATTAAGGGGCTAAAATCAATTCATAAACTTGCGTATCTGCGGGAATATCCTTTGCGGAACAACGGAACTGGGTAAAGAGTGGCTTCTCCACTTGTACTTTTGGTACTGCGTTATGAACATCTGCTGCCAAAGCTCTGTATAGGTCAAAATCAGGATAGCGTTCATCGTCGCTGGGTGTACGAAGTACATTCTTACCATTATCATCGGTTAGCCACTCCCATAGGATATTGTAAATAGGGCTGACCGTTTCGGGATAGAGTTTTGAGCCTTCGCGTGACATAATCTTAACGGGCGTCGCATTGGCGGGTCGGTCCGGAAAGAGGGATTCTAGTAGTGAAACTGCTAGACGACATAAATCAAATGATGTATTCGGCTCTACTCGTTTACCGTCTGCTTCGTCGTAGAATGGATCGCAGTTGTACTGGGTGGCGGCGTCGTTACCAGGGAAGAAGGCATCAGAGATGAAAAATCCGACCTTAGGAACCGTGAACGAGGCACGACCAAAATCAATAATCTTCATCAGACGTCCGTAGGTGGGCACTTTCATATACCAAGTCTCTTTTCCTTTGACAACTCGGTAGTAAATATCGGTCACGCCCGTGCCGTTCCACATAATATTATTGGTATGTAAATCGTTATGGACAAATCCGAAATAGTGCTGGGCAACGACCAGTCCCGCAATCACCTGGAAGAGCCAGGCAGCCCAGCGTGTATCCTTTGTTTCTAGCATACTTGCGTCATCGGGGTCTTCATCTTCTAGCAAATTATCCATTGTACCATTCGCCTTTTCAAGCAAGGATACTTGTACAGGAAAATTGGAAAATTCTACGAGTTCTTCTGTTTCATTGCTATCATAGGAAGCGGAACCGGATTCGGAACTGGATTCAGAGCCTGAAATCCGCGCCAACCGTAATTTAGGGCTTGTTAGTTTTACAGGCGCCTCCTCGCTGGCGATAGGTTCCTCTTCACTCACTGTAATATCGTTTGTAATATTCATTACACCGGTATCAGCATCAACGGATACAAAATCATCCAATGTGAGTGCTTCACCAGGCTGTGTAAACAGGGTTTCTAACGATTTCTTTGTATCCAATGATTCTTCGCTGTCTTGATATTTGAAGATACCGAGTGTCTGATTTATCTTCCACCAAGGTTTACGACGTAAAGAATCGTACTCTTCGGAAATATTATAGACGTAGGTATCTACACGTGCGGAAAATGTGCCGTAGCAGAGACACCAATGGGGCGAAATACGACTTTCGGCAAACTTAGAGGCATAGAGCGCAAAGAGACAATCAACATACGCCTCGTTGAGTGGATTATTGATTTTCATAAGCATATTTTTCCATAGATTACTTGGTGCGGGGAGGGCACCGTCATTTGGTAGGACGTATTCACCTTCCATTGCGGCAAGCGGATCCACAAGATGAATACGTTTAATGAATATATCACGCTTTGTTCCATCCGTAAGGACTAAGGCACCATCAAAACTAGAATCGGTTTGGCGTTCAACGGTTGCCACCTGTTCTCCTGATATACCGAGCCAGCATGACTTAAACCCTGTAAGTGACTCTTCTAGCGATGGTTCTAGTTTCTCAAGTGCTGAGAAGTACGCTTGAGGTTTCTTAAATTCGGTTAATGCGTCGCAGATTGTTACAGGTAATTCAGAGGGAAAACCGGATAGCATCAAGGACGATGGTAGTTCAGTGACCGCGGGTTTCGCAACACGTACACCTCCTCGACTTGTATTGGTTGTTGCCGCACCACCACGTCCACGGGGAGCACCACGACCACGGGGAGCGCCACGACCACGGGGAGCACCACCACGATTCCGATTACCAGGCATTTCTAAACACCGTGCCGGGTCTAATTTAAGAGACTTTCCGCATATAAAATGAGGATATGCGGTAAAAGAAAAATGGAAGAAGTATGTATCAATACAGATGAGTGCTCCGGCAAGACCTGGTATGGGATTAACGGCAATGTTGCCGACGATGGGGGGAGACGGCGGCAGTGGGACCCCTCGTCCTACAATGAACCTTCGCCTCTCCAAATTCAATATGAATATGATTCCCGATGACGGAGTCGTCTTGTTTATTGGACGCCGAGGAACCGGTAAATCGTGGTTAATTAAGGACTTGATGTGGTATAAGCAGAAGTTCCCAATCGGTACAGTGTTCTCTGGTACTGAGGGTGCGAACGCGTTCTACGGTTCCATGGTTCCTAGTCTGTTCATTCACGACGAGGTCGTGCCGCAGACAGTCTCTAATGTTCTTAAGCGCCAGGAGCAGATTACGAAGCAGATTCGTAAGGAGACGGAAGTACGCGGTTCGTCACAGCTAGATCGCAAGGCGTTTATTATTATGGACGATTGCTTGTACGATAATAAGTGGGTGAACGATAAATGGATTCGTTCGCTATTTATGAACGGTCGTCATTATGGTCTACTCTATATTTTAGCCATTCAGTACGTTATGGGTATTCCGCCGGTTCTACGAGGACAAGTGGATTACGTATTTATTTTACGAGAAAATCAGGTGAGCGCCCGCCGTCGTATTTATGAGCAGTTCGCCGGTATCTTTCCTACGTTTGAACTGTTCTGTCAGATTATGGACCAGTGTACCGAGGACTATGAGTGTTTAGTGATTCATAACGGTGCGCATACCAATAAGATTGAGGATTGTGTATTCTGGTATAAGGCGCAACCGCATCCGGATTTTAAGATTGGGTCACGCGACCACTGGGTGCGGTCGGCGGAATACGAAAGACAGAAGGAGTTGGCGGAGCAGGCGGGCGATGCGGGCTTGCCTATGTTGACGACGGGAGGGGCGACAAAGGGACCGGTGCTTCAGGTGAATAAGTATTAGTCGCCACAGTTTCATTACGATTATCTCGTTCGTATTGTTGCCAGCGGCGAAAAAACTCTAGATCACGTCGGGTCCATCGGCGCCCTGTAGACCGAGGATTGAACGGATTTTTCCAGAGATAGCCGGTATGTTCGGCATCAGGGTGTAAGCGTGCCAATTCTCTTAGAGCATCATTAATCTCACGCCTGAGCATTTTACAAACCCAACTTAAAAAATGTTTAGACTCGCTCTAGCGAATATAGTCAACGCCACCATTCATATTAGTACTGAAAGCAGTTGTAGCACCAGTGCGACCGGTGCTACCGAAACCGCCCTCGCCGCGCATAGTTGCTCCACCAGGAATCTCGTCAACCACTTCAACACGTTCAAATGGCTGTAGCTCAGGTCCAGCGATTTGAAAGTAGCGGTCGCCGAACGCAATCGCAACATCACGACCCGTAGAGTAGACCATGGCGAGGAGAGGACCGCGGTAGCCGGCATCAATCAGCCCAACGGAGTTCGCCATACGTAGGGGCGTCTTGGAGATGGATGAGCGGGGCAGCATCCAGTAGGCGCGAAACCGACCGAGCATAGGGTCATAGACGGCAGCACGGCAGGTCTGACCAACCTTGACCGCTGTACCCTCGCTGCTGCTGCCTCCAGCCATCGTTGTATTCATACCAGGCACAGTAGCCGCAACGGAGAAGAGGTCAAAACCGGCATCCCGCTCCCCCTTGGGCTTTGCCATGTAAGCATCCGCCTGCTTCTTATACATTTCCGCCGTTGCCGGGTCATCGGGAACAAGGTAAAGCACTAGCATAGTGGTATACCTTGTTAGAAATTCAGCCGACCCCAATCATTTTTTTTACGATTATCTAAATTTGCTGACACAGTAACCGGTGTTACATTTATAGTTATCGGGGCAAATACCATCGGGGTGCTCTGTGCTACAGACCGATTGGAATCCTTCGTATTTACGGGTCAAAGCCCATACCGCCTTATGTGTAAAGTGATAGAGGAGGGAGAAGAGAAGACCGTGAACGAGCGCAATGACTAGTGGTCCAGAGGTCTTTGATGGTAGAGTAAGTACTACTCCTGGCGTAAGTACGACGAAGAGTAGAGCTGTAAAAGCAGTCATTAAATAACTGAACATCTTTCTAAAGAGAGTTTACTTTGTTTTCTTTACAAACGCAGAAGACTTCACTGCGGGCTTAGCAGGCATCATTGCTGGCTTCATTGCCGGCTTAGCAGGCATCGCCGCAAAGCCCTCATACTTACGCGTCCAAGCCCAGACCGCCTTGTGTGTAAAGTGGTAGACGAGGGCAAAGATAAGACCGTGGACAACCGCAACAACTAGCTTAGAGCCCTTGGGTGGAATAGTGAGGAGTACACCGGGTGTGAGGACAACGAAGAGTAAAGCTGTAAAGGCGGTCATTAAATAACTGAACATGGTATTTCTAAAATACTAGAAGATTTTAATCATCGCATGACACGTGAACTCCAATAGATGTTAAGAAGGCAGTTTGTGTGCCAAATATATAATGTAGTATTTCACCTAATATAAACCAAAAGACTAAGACCGGTAAAAACGGCAACTTGAACAAATATGCCGTCACATATGCTAACACAATCGTTGCGAGTGTATCATACAACGCATATCCGAGGAAACGTGTTGAATGAAAGCCCTGTCCAGGGATGCCTAGAAGGTATTTATATGGACACCCCATTTACATCGTAAGGGTATTTTCTGCGGGCGCACCAGAAGCAACTGCCGCAGCACTGGCATCTACCGATTTCATGACGGAAGCAGTGACCGCAGCAGCGGCAGCCTCCGCCTGTTCGCGCTTACGCTTCATGAATGGATCTTCGTCGCCAAACATATCCTTGGCGGGCTTGGACTCCTCCGTGGGGCTGGCACCAATGACCGGCTTCTTCGTCTTCGCCTCGCCCATACGGAGAATCTTGTGCTCTTGGTATAGCTCGTCACGCTTCTGCTCATTCTCCTTGTACTTCTTCATGAGAGTATTGAGCTGATCGTCGGCGTATTCCTGGTCGGCGATATCGTGTGGCTCAGGGTCCCAGGGGAGCCAGAAACCGACCTGACCGACATAGACGTTGAAGGAAGGGTCAATCTTCTGGAGCGTCTTACAACGGTGAACCGCTTCGTTGTAGGTATCATAAACACCACGAACC